AGTAGATCCAGAGATTAACTTTTTTAGTTGTTTGTTATCTCTTAAATAATTAACCCATATAACCAGCTGTGTAGCTAGTAGCTGGGTCAACATTGGTGGGTTTTATATTCTCATCGGTCATCTGCTTGTTAACTTTATCATCTGTAGCAGTTTGTTCCTTTGGAGATGTAAATTTGGTCATATCACCTTGATCTTCTGTTGATTCTTCTTCGAGCTCTTGTGGCTTTATATCAACATCATATTTTTTCTTAAGACTGTCTGGAATTTCTGGTAGTTTGTCATTCGCTCCATTCAATTCAATTAAATGCTGTGGTAGTGTAACAAAAATGCCGGAGAATCTACCAGGAGCAGACTCTTGAGTAATGTCTACATGAAAATCGTCAATTTGTGCAGCTTGATCCACACTGGAATTTACTGCAGGTCTTACAGCTTTGACTGAACTTACTCGTAACACTAGATCTGATTCATCTAATTGCTTGAGTGTGTCTAGTACTTGTTGTGGTGCACTCTTACACCAATCATCATTGGCCCACCCTTCGCGAAGTTTAATTATATCTCCAGTTAAAAACCCACCTCCTTGGAATCTAGTGAAGTTTGCTTCAAATAACATGTCAAATCTGCTTTTCATCGTAATTATTTATGCTTTGCTTCGCAATTTCCAAGCGTATTGTATGGTTCGCGTGATAAATATCTATAGTATGGCAATTAAAGTATATGCAGGATCTGTTCCAGATACACAGAAAACAAAGAAGGTTAAGTATCGAGATATACATCTTGATCTAACAGAGAAGACAAACAGCGGCAATGCTTTGTACCAAAAACAAACAATATTAGACATCAAAGCATCAGAGGATGAGGCAGCAATTGTAAATAGCATAAGAAATATATTCACAACTACACCTGGCGAAAAAATACTAGAACCTACATTCGGTCTAAATCTCTCACAATGGTTATTTCAACCGCTAGATGATTTCACTGCAAGAGAGATAGGTGAAACGATTTTAACAGGGATCGAACGATTCGAACCACGAGTAAAGGTTAATAATATAAACGTAGATGTTGAGTATGATCAACATCAGTACACAATTAAGTTGGTACTCACAATACCCTCACTAAATATAGATAGCAAATCATATGACGCAATTCTTGCACAACCCGGATTCGAATTTTTAACTAATAGTACAGTATAAACATGGAAGATAAATTTACAGAATATCAATTACCAGCAACAGCATATACAACATTTGATGCTGAGAGTCTGAGAACACTACTCATCGATAAATTAAAAGAACAGCAGGTATTCACCGATCAGGTATACGCTGGCAGTAATTTATCATCATTTATAGACGTTATAGCATACAGCTACCACGTGCTGATGTACTATCTAAACCGCACATCAGCAGAATCGATGTTCAGTGAAACATCTATATATGAGAACATAAATCGTATTGTAAAATTATTAAACTATTCACCGCTCGGTTATCAAACAAGTTTGTTAAGCTTTGAAGCATATGCATCTGAAGATTTGTTACCTGGTGTTTACACAATACCAAGATATACTTTTGTCAAAGCTAATGATATAACATACTCACTAGCAGAGGATATATCTTTTAGTAAAAACACACCACAATCAGAATTGATCGAGACCATAACAGAGAATCACTTACTGTTTCAGGGCAACTGGATCGAACATAATGAACTCTTCGCGTTAGGTCAAGATTTTGAGACTCATTCTATTGTACCATCGAAGAAAGAAACTAAAATCGATCACTTTAAATTTCATGTATATGTCAAGAGTGCTGAAACTGGAATATTCCATCAATTTGAAGAAGTTTCATCGCTGTACCTGGCCGGGCCTAATGATAAGGTTTTTGAAAAGCGTTTAAATGAAAATCAAGCTTATGAAATAAAATTTGGAAACAACATAACCGGTTCACGGTTGGAGAATGGTGACATAATACAAGTATATTACCTCGAGTCTATGGGTGAAGATGGTATTGTTGGTCCAGCCTTTATAGACGATTTAAAAATAGTGTTGTACGGTACATCAAAGTATACAAAAGTGATGGAAGACATCAAACCCGAAAACGTTAAATTCATAACATTCGATAATATCGCGACACTATCATTCTTAAACCCTACGGGGTCAACACAACCACAAGAAAAGGAAGGTGTAGAAGAGATAAAGAGAAAAGCTCCTCTACATCTAGCTAGCCAAGACAGATTAGTAACATTAAATGAATTTGAGACACATATAACACGTAACTTCGGTAACATGCTTACAAGTTCTAAAGTTATTGATAATAAAACTTTTATGGATGGTCATATGAGATATTTAACAGAAGATGTGGGTATAGAATATCCAAATCTGGAATCCCGAGTAATGTACAACCATCTAAAAATGTCAACATCAACTCACTTTAATAATGTGTATGTTTATGGTGTACCGAAAATGTCTCGTACAGTGTCAACAACAGTTATGACAAACTTCTTGACATCATCACAAAAGGAGTTAATGTTAAATGACATTGAAGAAAAGAAAATGATTTCACACGAAGTGGTGTTGATGGACCCTGTGTATGTTGCTGTAAACTTTGGTGTGGAGAGCCCGGCAGAAACATCAACACCGGCACTTGTTGACAACACTAAACTTATAATAACAAAAACGGCTAGAAATCTAAGAGATCCGTCAGCAATAAAACAAGAAGTTATAGATATGCTGTTAACATTTTTTGACAACTCAAATTGTGACTTGGGCATGCTGGTAAAGTTATCTCAACTAGGTGCACAATTATTACAGATAGATGGAATTGATAGTTTAAGAACACAAAGAACAGATGTTAATATATCTCTACCCGGATTGAGTTTAGCTTTTTGGAACCCAGTGTATACAAATGACATTCAAACAACAAACCAAGATCTACAGTTACCATACTATAAATTCCCGTACGTGTATGATCCATACAATCTATTTACAAAAATAGAAATAGAAACATAATATGGCTACATATTCTGCATTGGAGAACAGTAGTTTTACTGATTTAGTTGTACCATTTACAACATTCAATGGTATTGATCAGATATCATCTGACACTCAAACTGAACCTGTTACAGGATACACATTAAATGTAACAAAGTTTACATTTACACCCAGGCTTTCAACTCTAGGAAACACTGGATTTGGTGTGAGTTTGGATAAGATGATCTGGGATTTTGGTGACGGTACACACGCGATGGGATATTCTGTTGAGAAGACATATGAATATCCTGGAGATTATCGAGTCACCACAATTTTTACAGACCAAAATGGAGTAACGCATAGAAACTCGAAGTTTCAGGATATAAAAGTGTACAATTATGTACCTGATGCACTACAATGGTACACACCAAATATAGCATACCCTAATGGTGGTTTACCAGAAAAATGTTGGAGTGGTAGACCAAGTGACGATCTAACTATTTTTAGATACAATAGCTGGCAGTCATGGCCGGCAGTGAGTGGTGATGGTGGCTATTATATCAATTTATACTCACAAGGCAGTAAGAGTATGCCCTTAACTGAAGAAAGATACTGGAAATCGCCAGATATACACTTCGCACCTACATGGCGATTCGTTGCAAGTAAAGATGATACTGTACCGTTGGAGCGTGCTCAAACAACTAACAATACTATGATATACGTTAAGCTGGAAGACGGTCAAATAGTACATTGTGATGAGAACGATCCTGCTGGTGAATTGGCCGGTACATCCGGAACCATGACTGTTAATTATATTGATGACAATCCTAATAGATTGCTATCACGTAGACCTGAACCTAAAGGTAATAATTTTCCGGCGAAGTATGAAAATGAGAATTTCTCAGATGCTGAATATGAACTGTATGGTCTCAAACAAGAAGATAAAGACATAATATTATTTGCTAGTTTCGACACGAGTAAATTTCCGATACGAGAATACGATAAAGAACTGGCAGGTTTTGAAACATTAAAACAAGATTATTTTCAGATATATGAAACACAAAAAGTCGGTCTACCTATAATAGTTAAGTTGAACGAACCCAATCAACTCAGAATAACCAGCAATGGTGTGAAAGGGTTCAACATATCTAGAAACAAATATTTTAATTCACCTATATCATTATGCGTACAAGTGACTGATAAAGAGGAATTCCCGATCAACACAACAGAGATTGTGGAGCTGTCATCGCAATGGTCTGCTAAGAGTCAACATTTCTCAGCTGGAGATATATCTACTGATGTTTTGACCGGTCAGGGTTTTGTATCACTGTATCTATCTGGAGAAGATACGGCATTCACTCGACTCACAACGTCAATATCACCATTTGAGGATTTTAAATATTGGGATCCCGGAAAACTAATAGCAAACAATCCGGCAAATTCGTATATAAAAATTAACATTGCAGAAAGACTCCCAGACGGTTCGCCTCAAGCCCAAGGTAAAGATATATACAAAAAACCGTTCAAGTACACTAATAACGTTGTGACAGTGTTAC